CAACTCAAATAGTTTCGTTTTACGGTATACCGAGTTTGTTCCATCCACCATCAAAATGACTTTCCCTTTGAATTCAGAGAGATCTTCATTTCCTAAATCCTTAGACTGGTATTCGCGACCATATTTTGGCCCAAGCAGGTTTCGCGCGAGTGCCTTACTCCCCGAAATCACTTTCGCCAGATTGTCATACATTGTGATATTTTGCGACATAATTCGCATATGGATAATGAAAGGGTCGCCTGGATTGGGGCATTTTGACCCAGAGAACGCGTACCCCCCCAACACTTCAAATGCTTCAGATACAGGAATATGGTTATACGTTTCCTTATAATTAAATGAATTCACAGACGAAGACGCGATGACGGGCTGATTCTCTACTGAAAACACCTCAAAATCAATGAAACGACAACCGCGCGCAAGGACATACAGACACGCATCCATACTCACGTTTGAGTTCTTGAATTTATCCGGGTTAAATGCGTTATATGCGGCTTTGATATAATAATCGCGCAACTTGAACCGGCTTTGACTGTCTTGTGGATTGATGGATGTAATGTTCTTGTCAATAAATTCTTTCATATTTGCGTCAGGATTCTCTAGACCCTCTTTACCACTGGGTGCTACGGGCGCGGGTACAGGCGCGGGTACAGGCGCGGGTACGGGCGCGGGCGCTGCTATCTTTTTACGCTGATGAATTGTCATTTCATTCTCGGTTGTCTCCGTTGTAAAATTCTCGGTAGAAAGAATTGGGCCATCATTGCGAAATACCGCCGACTTTATATTCGCAGGAAGAAGATGTTCAAATTGTGAAAGAAACATCTCAGTATCTGATCGGGGCTTGGGAACAGTAACAGGTCTCTTGGCCGCTGCTGCCGCCGCCTCTGCTACGAATCCTTCGCGCCTTCGCTCATAACACCTCGTCTTGATAAGGTTGGATATTTTCCATAATGCGAATATCAATATTATAATACCAATAAACACGATTTCTATGTGCGAATCTTTCATTGTAGTTATATATCAAGAATATAATTATTATTATATAAAGTTATTACAAGTATAAAATACTAAATGACAGGCGGCTTATTGAATCTCGTTGCCACTGGCAACCAAAATGTTATTTTAAATGGCAACCCCAAAAAATCCTTCTTCAAAAGCACCTATCTTAAATATACGAATTTCGGTCTTCAAAAGTTTAGAATTGATTTTGACGGTCAGAAGAAATTGCGAATGACGGAGGAGTCCAAGTTCACATTTTATATGCCGAGATATGCGGAATTATTGATGGATACGTATGTCTGCGTGACACTCCCCTCCATCTGGAGCCCGATTCATCCTCCCGCAAATGTGGGCGATATGTGGGCGCCTTATGAGTTTCGCTGGATTGAAAACCTCGGCACACAAATGATTAAAGAAATCACGATTTCCGTCGGTGGAATGACACTCCAGCGGTTCACCGGCCACAATTTGGCGGCGATTGTGGAGCGCGACCTAGACAATACCAAGCGCGACCTATACAATCAAATGACCGGCCACGTTCCCGAATTATATAATCCAGGTTGTTCGGGTGCGCGCCTCAATCAATATCCGAATGCCTATCGCACGGCCAATATCGCCGGTGCGGAACCCTCTATTCGCGGGCGCAAGATATACATCCCCATCAACGCGTGGTTCACACTTTCATCCAAAATGGCGTTTCCACTCGTGTGTCTCCAATATACTCAACTTCAAATTGACGTTACAATGCGCCCCGTAAAGGAATTATTCACCATTCGCGATGTAGGCGACTCCGCCAACTTTTGGCCCGTCGTTCAACCCGATTTCACGAACCCACTCCACCAAATGTGGCGATTTTTATACCCACCTCCCAGTATTGATTTATCGTTAAATTCATACCCGAGTCTTCGCACGGACTGGAATGCGGATGTTCACTTGATGGCGACTATTGTTTTCTCTCGGATGATGAATCAAAGATCTTCGCTGTGAACCAACAAAAATACTTGATTAAGTCATATTATGATTGGACGTTTCACGACGTCACGGGGAATAAGAAAGTGAAAATAGAGAACTCAATGGGAATGGTGGCATCGTGGACAATGTTTTTCCAACGAAGTGATGTGAATTTACGGAATGAGTGGAGCAATTATACAAACTGGCCGTATAATTATCTACCGTATGATATTATCCCCGCCCCGATAGACGATGATTGGCGACCGTCGTCATTTAGTGAAGTCGTCACCACCGCGAGCGATATTCAGACGACTGCGTGGAAAGAACGCCCCGATTTCGTAAATGACCGTTATTATTTTGATAAAAACGGGCCGAAGAACGGAATTGGCCCGGGTATTAATCCACGCGATAAACGGCTCACCGGCCTTCATATTACGGGGGATTTTCAGTCGGAGAACGAGCGCGACATTTTACAGATGTTGGGGATTTCGCTCAATGGGAAATATCGCGAAAATCTGCTTGATGCGGGGGTATACAATTACGTAGAGAAATATACGCGCACACGCGGAAGTGCGAAACCGGGGATATATTGTTACAATTTCTGCTTGAACTCTGACCCTTTTGATTTACAACCAAGCGGTGCGATTAATATGAGTAAGTTCAATCAAATAGAACTGGAGCTAACTACAATATATCCGCCGTTGGATACTGCTGCTGAAGTGAAGGTGATTTGTAATCCGAACACACGAGAGATTATTGGTATGAATAAGCCGAATGTGAATATTTACTTGTATTCCTATGACCTTCATATTCTGGAGGAGCGGTATAATGTGCTAACGTTTGTGTCGGGGAACTGCGGGTTGATGTACGCGAGATGAAATACATCGTTTCGTCTGCTGCGCATCTCCACTCAGTATTTCATATCGCGGGGTTCACGTCGCTCCGCAGCTCCTTCGCTTTGCGAATCCGCTACGTCGCTCCGCGGTTAACGTCGCCAGGTTGTTTGGTATGTGGCACAGTATTGTCACAGTATTGGCACAGGCACGGAGTGAAGTAGCGGAACCGACGCATCGCGGAGGAGGAGCTACGTAGCGACGTGAAACACGGATAGGAGTAGCGGAACCGACGCATCGCGGAGGAGGAGCTACGGAGGGACGTGAAACACGGATAGGAGTACCGGAACCGACGCATCGCGGAGGAGGAGCTACGGAGGGACGTGAAACGTGATATGCGATAAAATTCTTCTATTGTATATATAACCTGAATACATATACAATGGCGGATGACGAAAACGAAGAAATAAACGACGACGGCGGCGAAGAAGAAGAGAGCGCATTTAGCAAAGTAGGTGGGATGTTCGGCGGCGGCGGTGGGGGCGATGACAAAGAGGAGGACGAGGCCACCAAAAAAGCGAAATCTACTGCCACGAAAGCGGCCGTGAAATCAATATTTGATATTGCCGCACTCAAAGAATTCGGATTAAGTGTCCTCACGCTATTTATTGAAACACTCATTATTTCCGTCATTTGTGTGAATATCCTCTTCTACTCTTCACCAGAAAGTATCCGTATGAATAGCCTCAATCTAGAAAAACTATTTCCCACTGACCGCCATCAATGGCCGTATTGTTATACCAATGAATATACATCGTGTGAAGCAGATTGTGAAAACAAGTTCGGCGGAATTGCGGACGACCCAAAACTCCCGTCAACTAAAAAAATCTACTTGAAAGCCGCAATTCTTCTGGACACCTATGTCTTTAAATGGTTTTGCCTTTCAAAAGAAGAATTGGATATGATAAAAGAGAGTGTGGATGAAGGAGTAACCAAGGTCAATCTGCTGAACTGGGAATTTATTAAGGCACGATTTAAGCAATGGATTAATAATTCTTTCATATTCTCTTTTTCATCCGACCGCGCGATGACGCTGTATATTTTTGAATACATTAACAAACTATCGCACAGCATCCCGAAGGAATTATATGACGTAGTCTCGCCATTGTTGATTATTTTGATGCCATTCGTCTTCCTATTGTTCGCGGGATTTATGTTGATGGGTGGGCCCTTTTTCACCACCATCATCGGAATGATATTGAACCCTACCGACCATCGTAAAGAATTTATTGGCGGATCGTTATGGTCATTATTCACCGCATTCGGAATCGGTATAATACCAGTCATATCTTATGTCGTCCAACTCATTCAATTCATCGGCACATTCTTTATATATCCTCTACTTCATTGGGACCAATATCGCGAACTGTATGCGCGATATGTTCCAATTATCTTCTTCTTCTTTAATTTGACACTGATGTTTTACGCGTTTGAGTATCTGGACATTAATGTTGCGGCGATTGTTATTCTGATGTTGCTGACATTGTATCTCACACACTACTGGCAAGGCATTATGAACTTTTATGATAAAATAAAGAATTGGGGCGCATAATAAAGAACATAAACAATTCATTGTATACAGTAGTATACTACGGTAGAATGGGTAATGGAAAAAAAGGACAAGCAGCAGCAGCAGGTGCACCTGAGAAGTCAACCCCCGAATATTTCAAAAAATACCCCTTTGTGAGTGTTTGTACTCCTACGTTTAACCGGCGCCCATTTATTAATGCAATGATTGCGTGTTTCAATAATCAGGATTATCCACAAGATCGAATGGAGTGGATTATTATTGATGATGGCACTGACCCAATTGAAGACCTAGTCGCATCGCATCCACGTGTGAAGTATTTCAAATATGATACAAAAATGACACTGGGAAAAAAACGCAACCTGCTTCACGAGAAATCGCGCGGCGAAATCCTGGTCTATATGGACGATGATGATTACTACCCGCCCCAGCGAGTATCTCACGCGGTCCATATGCTAACGACACACCCAGACGCATTGTGTGCTGGTTCCAGCGAGATTTACATTTATTTTAAACATATCGGTCAAATGAAGCGGTTTGGACCGTATGGACCGAATCACGCGACGGCGGGAACATTTGCGTTCAAACGTAAATTGCTGAAACATCATCGTTACAATGATGAAGCGTGTCTCGCAGAAGAACGCGCCTTCCTGAAAGATTATACGGTCCCCTTTGTCCAGTTAGACCCGATGAAAGTCATTCTGGTATTCTCACACGAGCATAATACATTTGATAAGCGCAAATTACTGGTAAACGCAAACCCGGACCTCGTGCGCGATTCACCCAAGAAGGTGATGGATTTCATCAAAGATGCGGCGCAACGTCGGTTTTATATGGTGGAACTAGAGAAACTCCTGGAAAATTATGCGCCGGGACGACCTGAAATGAAACCGGATGTCATCGCACAAACTCTTCAACTAGAGAAAGAACGTGCAAAAATGGCGGAAGATGCGGCTGCAGCGGGTGGCGGTGGCGGCGGCGGGCAAATTATTTTACAGCAACCTGGACAAGCACCCGTTACATTGAATAACCAGCAAGTCGTTCAAATTATTCAGAAATTACAAACAGATGTGGAAGAGCGTAATAAAGAAATCGTGCGAATCACGGATGAAAATCAGGCATTGAAAGAAAAATATGAAGAACTATTACGTCGTATGTCGTCGGTACCTGCCGCGGATACGGTCTCGTCTACTACTACTACTACTACTACACCGGATGATAATTCAATTATATATGTCTAATTCCGCATTCCATTCTATTCCATTTCATTCCATATTCCATTTCATTCCATATTCCATTTCATTCCATATTCCATTTCATTCCATTTCATTCCATTCCATTCCATTCCATTCCATTCCATTCCATTCCATTTCATAACATAGAATAACCATTTCTATGTTCTGATTCTTACTTTACATCTTTACAATCTCAACCGATTTGATAAGCATCGCCAAAAAACTGTTCTTTGACTCGTGAATAACAAACTCACGCGTCTTATTATAATCTTCAAATTTCTCCTTAAGAATACTTTCAATTTCACTCACAGGCATATCGTCATCTTTGGTTTTATATTGGGACTGGGCATTGTTGTTATCGTCGTCATCGTTGTCGCGTGAACGCCCTCCTTTGGATTTCGTTTTCGTTTTTTTATTTGCAAAAGACGCGACTGGCTTATCTGGCTCAATATACTCCCAGTCTCCAATCGCCTCAATCGTTTGATTGTTCGTATTGAATACAATAGAATCCGAATTAAAAACAAGCGCAGAATCAGGTGTGTGATTATATCTGGAAAGGTCAATTTCGGTGATGATGTCAAACTCGTCAAGAAATTGATTTTTGCGAAGATAGCTGCGAATGTAGCTGGCAATTTCGGGGGTTATCTTCACAGTATAGGTCTTGTTATCATTGTCGCTCTCACTTCCACTTCCGCTATCACTGCCGCTATCACTGCCGCTTCCGCTTTCACTTCCGCTCTCGCTTTCACTTCCGCTGCTGCCGCCACTGCCGCCACCACTGCTTGATTGGTGGCTGTGGTGGCTGTGGTGGCTGTGGTGGCTGTGTTTGGGTTTATTTTCAATATTCGTAGAAATACATTCTACTTCAGTGTCTAAAACTAAGCGATATTTGGAATCAAAAGAGATAGATGCGCCCATCAAATGGAATGAATGGAATGAATGGAATGGAATGAATGGAATGGAATGTTTCTAAATATTGGTAACATCTTTTTAGGATTATTTAAACGCGTATATCCGTAATACCATCGCCTCCAGGTTCATTTTCGCCATCCGACTCCATTTTCTCCATATATTTGTCTAGATATCGATAAATACGATTCACGTCCAATTTAGATATTTCATATATTTCCAATATGCGCGGAATTTCATCCTCAGAATATTGTTTTTTAAGCGTCAAGAAAAATGTAAAGAGGTCTTTTTGGTCCATTGATAATTGAATACACAAGTTCTGTATAAATAATTGATTGTTATACTCAGTGCTGTATTTCGTAAGGACCTTCGTAAATCGTACTTCTGTCGGATGAAACCGCGCCTTTTTGGGGAACGATTTATGATAAAGATGATGATTGTAAAATGTTTTAATTAAAGACGACAGTTCATTGAATAGCCAAATCTGATTCTGAAATGTAATCCGGTCAAAATAATCCGCCTGGCAGATATTATCAAGAACAAGTTTATAAAAGGGTGCGGATACAGTGACAGGCATTTTCTCAAGAACATCAATCACATTTTCGTGCCATAACAATCCTATCGTCGTCCGGTCTGTCTCATTGATGAGAACATTATGCTCCGATATCGGATACGACGCATTCATCAATTTTTCGGTGATTTTTTTGATATCTTCATTGTATGTTTTTGGCTGGAATATTGCGTGAAGTATATTATTCGCTAGTATCGTATTTGACTTCTTACTCATCTCTGCGACGGCGCCGAGTTTGCGCAGATTTCCCTGGACGAAGGCAATGATGTTTTTGCGCGTCGCCGCGTCAATATCCGGTATCGTCATATCAATAATGTGCGTCATTTGCGCAGGAGTCGGCGTCTTCAGCTCATACACATAACATACCTTCATCAGTTCTTTGATTTTCTTATCAATGTGGTAATTTCCAATACATATAATGGGATTCATCGTGATTTCCTCCTGCTTCTGTTTCTTCGTCTTTTTAGGACGGATAAGCTTGATGAGAGATGTGATTCCGCCTTTGTCACCGTTATTCATTCCGTCAAGTTCGTCCATCACGACGACGATTTTCTGGACTTTACGCTGGAAGATGGACATAATGTTTTTATCGGATATATTGTGCTGGGTGATGGAGTCAATGATGGATTTATTGCGTATATCTCCTGCGTCGTATTTCACCATATCATACCCGAGTTCTTTAAGTAGTCGGATGACGAATTCGGTTTTTCCAGTACCGGGTGCACCATAGATGTAGATGCCGCGCTTGAATGTAAGGTCTGCTTTGTTTTTTTGGAAAGATGCTAGGAAATCGCGGATATTGTTGTAGATGGTTTCGCGACCGAGGAATGTGGTATAGTTCGTAGATGGATTGGCGCCGCCGCCGCCACCGCCGAGAGATTTTGAACCAACAATTTCCATTACACGAAAGGACGCTATTTACACACAACTTTTTCTTTTTATATATTATAACCTAGTATATTCAGAAAATGGACGGAATTCAACAGTTGTTTGCTCCTCTCGACAAGGATTATTGTTTGTTATTTTACTGGCTTACTGTCGTGAATTTTATTTTCTTGGCAGTAGCGGGTCTTGGGTTCATTTCGTCGCTCTTGCTGTTATTTAGGGGGAAAATCACGATAATGAGCGGCGTGTATTCATTCTTGATGATTCTGGTTTACGCCCTGATGTATTTCCAGAGCCGTCTGTTCTACTCAATGTGTGTGACTAGCAATATGAAGGCGGGCTCCTACGGATATGGCGCCCCTTCTGATTCTCTCCCCGCAGTCGCAAAGGCCGCGTCAGGTGCCGCACCCGGCGCATACCGTATGTAATGACATAAAGAATGTATCAACAAAATTTATTTATGTCATTGAAAAAGAATTCATATCGCGCACTTTAGTGAACTGGCACGCGATTCCTTACCGTCAATTATACCCTCCCACGGAGCATACCCTTCGTTTCCAATACTATTTAATTGTGATCTTTTAAATGAATTGAATTTATCACAATTCGTCGCATTCGGTGTAGCAAATGACACCCCTAATCCATAAGTATCAACACAACTGGTTCCATCGGAACTTAATGCCATCCTATCCGGGCATTTCGCAATCTCAGGCGGCCATTGTTGCGAGCTCTTGGACTTCCAGAGTAAAATCGCGACAGTTCCCACCGAGATAATAAACGCAATGACGGCTAAAATCAAGACCATTTTCTGAATGGATAGATTGAAAAAATTGCTAAACATTCCTCCACCGCTGCCACTGCTACTGCTACTGCCGCTTGCGCCGGAGGATGACGAACTTCCAAACGCGGACGAACCTATATCTTTCGCTTTTGAAATGAAATCCATACTACTACTATTATATATTCTATATAATTTATATAATTTATATAAATATATAAAATAGTCTATATAAATAGTACAATGAACCGGTTTGAGTATCGCACATTCCCTGAAGAGACGTTTATCGGACAACCAAAGAACGGACGTCTGGATATTGTCACACCCCAAACTCAAGAACAATTTGCACTTTATGACAAGAATCCTGTTCATCAATGCGTGACCTATCGTGACGCCTTAAACGGCATTTGGGAAAACACGCCGCTCTCTAACGCATTCTTTAGCAAGGAGAATATGCAGATTATCCAGAACGGAATCCGCGCGGGTGTGTATCAGAGGTCGCGCGGCAAGTACGTTGTCGGTGAACAGGATTGCGATACCCTGCGCATCATTATGCGGACGATTTATCTACAAAATGCGGCCAATGCGCCGACGAATATCCGTGAACAGATTATAGAGTTAAATGAATTAGTATTTGAATATTGTGTTCCCAGGGTCCACGGTGAGGCGGAGGGATATATCCAGTATAAGCGTGATGTCAGCAATATGTATACGCCGATGGCGCGGCCGAATTTCTCGGATTACAAACACAAGACGCTGGAGTTGAAACCGTGGTTTTAATGTTGCTCACGAGGGACTCCACTCGTTGCTCCACTCGGCTTCGCCTCGTTTCGCCCTCCTTTCGCCCTCGTTCGCGGTCTTGCTCTATATTGGCTCCAAAATAATAAAAAATGTGTTGTTTTTTATTATTGGTGTGTGTGTGTATGGCATCATATCAGACGCAGCCGAGCTACTTCTTCACCACCATCTTCTTCTTCGTTGCCGCCGCGCCGCCTCCGCCTCCGCTCGCGCCCGCAGCACTCGCCGCCGCCGCCGCCGACCACTTCTTATACTCCGTCTCCAGTTCATCCAGGTCCTTGGTCCATAATGCCTGAATCGTCGTATCCGTGAGTCCTTGATGCTGTGCGCGCTTGGAGTCGCGCTCGGAGAGCAGGTGTCGGACATTCTCATCTGTCACACTATCCATCGGCATCTTCAGCAGGTATTTAAACTCGGTGTCGCCTTCAATATGTTCATAGCCGTGCGCGGTCATCTTCGCGAATACAGCCTCCTTCGTCTGACGACGCAATTCCAACTTGTCGTCAAGCACTTCCTGGATATATCGGGCGCGGTTCGTGAGGACGCGCAGTTCATTCGCGAGTTGCGCCAGCATCGCCGTCTTCCTCTTGGCGTAAAGGGCGAGGCGCTCTGCGTAATAATCCTCAATGATATCGTAGATTGTCGCGTATTTCCGGAGTTTCTCACGCGCGTCAAACAGGTTCATATTCGTGGTGCTTTGTGTTGTGAATAACCCGAGGAGTTTCTCCAGTTTGTTGGTTCCGGCGTCGGCGTCTACAATCGTGGCCTCCAGGTCTTTGGGTGATTGCGGATACGATGGGTGGAATGTAACAGTGATATCAATGACTGTATCCGTAGACATATCTGTATACTCTTTGAGGACGGGGCCGCCGGCGCCGGCGGCTTTTTCTTTACTCGCAGACGCTGCAGGCGCTTCCATCAACTTCTCTAGGAACTCCTTGTAATCATCCGTCCACGTTCCGATGGGGAGCTCGGTGATGCGGACTTTACGGTCGGCGACGATTTCGTAGGTGCCTTTGATGAGGTATTTCGCGGAGGCTACGCTAGCAGCCGGAGCACCAGAGGTCGCGGCCACGTGGAATGTGGACGCACCGGAGGTCGCGGAGGCTGCGCTAACGGAGGCTGCGCTAACGGAGGCTGCGCTAGCAGACGGAGCCGGAGCCGGAGCACCGGAGGTCGCGGAGGTCGCGGAGGTCGCGGAGCTCGCGATATTTCGTATGACTCCCTTGAATCCTTTGAAGTAGGGCTCAATCACGGGACGGTCAGCGGCCGAGACACCTGCGAGCATTGTCCGAATATACGCGATGATTTGAAGCGGGTTATGCGGTATAACATCCGTGCTGAATCCCGTGCCGATACCCTTGCTTCCATTGACAAGAATCATCGGAATCACCGGCGCATAATACATTGGCTCCACCATCTGCCCGTCGTCATTGATATACGATAATACGGAGTCGTCATCTTGGCGAAAGAGAAGTCGCGTCAGCTTGTTGAGTTGGGTGAAGATGTATCTTTCACTCGCGGAGTCATCACCGCCGTGAAGCCTAGTATTATGCGTGATTGTAAAATCACCCAGCAAGAATCTCTCATTTTTATCAATGTTCCATCCACAAAACGCACCACACCCAATGCTTTTGATTTTTATATTGTGTGACGCATAATTGGTGGTTCTTGTTTGATTTTGGATTTGTT